CAGAAAATGACTTAAGAAAAAAACAAGTAGGAGGTTTCTATCGAGATGTCGAATTAAAACCTGGCTATGATCAGGAAACCGAAGTCGAGAAAAAAGAGAGACAACTTGAAGGAATCAAGAAAACAAGAGACGAAGATATATTCACTATTCTTGAATGTCATGTGAATCTAGACATTGAAGGATTCGAGGATGTAGGACAAGATGGAGAACCTACAGGGATTAAACTTCCTTATATCGTGACACTTGAAGAAGGATCACGACAAGTTCTATCGATCAGACGAAACTATAAACAAGAAGATCCCTTAAAAAACAAAATACAATATTTTGTTCATTTCAGATTTTTACCTGGAATGGGCTTTTATGGTTTTGGTTTAATTCATATGATTGGTGGTTTATCAAGAACAGCAACCACTGCGTTGCGCCAATTATTAGATGCAGGAACGTTAAGTAACCTCCCTGCAGGATTTAAACAAAGAGGAATACGTGTAAGAGACGAAGCACAGGCGATTCAGCCCGGCGAATTTAGAGATGTCGATGCACCTGGTGGAAACATCAAGGATGCTTTTATGACTCTACCTTTCAAAGAACCATCACAGACTTTATTGCAGTTGATGGGGATTGTTGTCCAAGCAGGACAAAGATTTGCCGCCATCGCTGATATGCAGGTCGGGGACGGCAACCAGCAGGCCGCTGTTGGGACGACCATTGCTCTCTTAGAACGTGGTTCAAGGGTCATGTCAGCGATTCACAAACGATTGTTTGTGGGGCTTAAGCAAGAATTTAATTTGCTAGCTGGCGTATTTAAAACTTATTTACCTCCTGATTATCCTTACGATGTGGTTGGAGCACAACGAAATGTAAAAGTTACCGATTTTGATGACAAAGTAGATATTATTCCGGTTGCGGATCCTAATATCTTTTCTCAATCTCAAAGAATTTCTATGGCGCAAACAGAGTTACAGCTTGCAACAGCTAATCCACAGCTTCATAATATGTATGAAGCGTTTTATGCGATGTATAGCGCGATCGGAGTGAAGGAAATTGATAAAATTTTACCTCCTCCTCCACAACCCACACCTTTAGATCCAGCAATAGAGAATATTATGGCTTTATCTTCAAAACCTTTTCAAGCTTTTAAAGGTCAGAACCATCAAGCGCACATTACTTCCCATTTAAATTTTATTGCTTCAAATTTAGCTCGAAATAACCCTATGATTATGGGAGCTTTGGAAAAAAACTGTTTTGAACATATTTCTATGATGGCTCAGGAGCAAGTTGAAGTGGAATTTAGAGAAGAAATACAACAATTACAGCAAATGCAACAAATGGCGCAACAAAATCCCGCTATGCAGCAGAATCCACAGTTTCAACAACAAATTATGCAAATTTCTATGAAAGTTGAAGCTAGAAAAGCAGGTTTAATTGCTGAAATGATGCAAGAATTTAAGGACGAAGAGTTAAAAATTATGGGTCAGTTCGGAAACGATCCTATTGCTAAACTTAAAGCGAGAGAACTCGATTTAAGAGCAATGGATGACCAAAGAAAACGAGAAGAAGGTCAAGAAAAACTTAATTTAGACCGATCGAAGCAGTTAATGGGCCAACAACAGTTTGATGACAAATTAGAGCAGAACGAAGAGCTGGCTGAACTTAGAGCTGACACTTCTATTGCTAAACAAGAGATGGCTAATGAGGTCAAAGTATATTCTGATAGGATGAAACGTAGAGATGTTAAAACCTTGAAAGGCCCTAGAAGATAGGATACAAATTAATAAGGAGAAAAATATGACAAAAACAGAAGTAGGATACCCAGAAGGCGGCAAAAAATACAAAGCTGCTCCTGAAAGCGTTGGAATTGATCCAAGATCAGATATCATTTCTAATGAGGTAGCTGCTGAATCTAAAATCGACAAAGGAACTAAAGTTGCCGTTCAAGGTGAAGGCGCAATATTAGCTTCTAAAAAAAGAAAAGCTACTTGGTTCTAATATGGCTTGGTTTGGTTTAGCAAAAATTGCTTTACAAGCTGGAAGCAAGATATATGCCAATCGTCAAAAGACGAAAATGGCAATGTCAGATGCACAGCTTATGCATGCACAGCGTATGGCCTCCGGTGAGGAATCTTACCAGGGCAAACTTTTAGAAGCCCGGCAAAACGATTACAAGGACGAAATCGTTCTTGCGATATTAACGTTGCCCATAATTGTGCTCGCCTGGTCGGTGTGGACAGAGGATCCGGCGGCGATGCAGAAGATAGATGTCTTTTTTGAGTACTTTGCAAATCTGCCAAAATGGTTCACAAATTTGTGGATTTTGGTGGTGGCCAGCGTATTTGGGATTAAGGGAACACAAATCTTCCGTAATGGAGGTAAGAAATAGACTTGCATTTAGAAGTAAGTTATACTAACAATCAATAAGGATAAAATTATGTCAAAGAAAAGCAGGAAAAGAAATAAAAAGATTTTAGCTGCATTAGCCTTAGCAGGCGGAGCAGCAATGTTGGCAAAAGGAAGAGGACAAGGAGTAGCTCAAGGTGTGGGCGGTGCTGATAAAGCAGCCTTTACATCTGACGCTGCTTATAAGCTTCCAGACACAGGTTCAAACTATATTACTAAAAAAGTTGCAGCACCAGTTCTACGTAAACCTCCAATTGGAAAAATGCGGGGAGTAGGTACTGATGCAGAAGCAATAGCTGGACAAGATAAAAGAGCTGACTATGCTAGGAACGCAAGAATCAATGCAATCAATACAGCGGAGGGTTCTCCTTCTATAGACAATCCTTATCAATTCCCAAGAGTTCATAATAGACTTAGTAGACTTAAAGGTGGCGGAATCGCTAAACGTGGAAGCGGAGTTGCTTTAAAAAAAGGTGGTCGTGTTACTGGAATTGCAAAACGTGGTTTTGGTAGAGCACTAATGAAGGGGAAAAAATAATGAGACAAAACGGAGTTAGAAGCAATGTCAGATTTCCATACGCAAGTGGTATGAAGAAAGGTGGCAAAGCTAAGAAGCAAGGATACATTGACAGAAAAGATGAATCCATTGCAATGAGAATTAAAAAGAAAAGAACACCAGCACAATTAAAAGCCAGCCGTGACGAGTCCTATGGAAAATGGGGCAGCGGTAAAGGTAAAGGCAAAATCAATAAATAATGCCACAGTATTTTGATTCCACAGCAGCACGCCCAATGAAAACTAAAAGAAAGGTTTATGCTAAAGGTGGAAGAGCTGGATTTTATGGTGGTGGACGTACGAACCTATTAGAAGAACTAGGTCGTGTTGAAGCTAAACCTTCAAATCCAAATCGTAGAGCTGAAATATCCAGAGTTCATGGAGAATTGAATCGTGGCTATAAAAAAGGTGGCTGGATTCAAAAAGTTAATAAATCAATTAAAGCAAGAGGAACGAAAGGAAAATGTACTCCTATTACAAAACCAGGATGTACAGGAAGAGCTAAAGCTTTAGCTAAGACATTTAAGAAAATGGCGAGAGAAAGAAAATCAGCTTAATGAGAGCAGTCTTAATAGACGCATTAGAAAAACAGTATGAAGCAGAAATCGCAGCAAGTGATGCTACGATTAAATTATTTTTAGAACACCCTGTGGGTGTGAGTGAGCATCCTAATATTCTTAAAGAACTCAACAGGGAACTCACTAAAATTGCTCATGCAGAAGAAAAGATTAACGTATTAAAAGACTATGAGGTTCCTACAAAAGAATAATGCCATTTAAATCAGAAAAGCAAAGACGCTATTTATGGAAGAACGAGCCCAAGATTGCAAAAGAATGGACAAAAGCTTATGGTAGTAAACCAGTAGGCAAAAAGAAAAAGAAAAAGAAGAAGAAATAATGGATGATTTAATATTCGTAGATAAAATTAGAAGAGTCATTAAAATGAGACATGATGATGTTGTAGCAGCCATGGTTTCTGGTGGTGTTGACAATATGGAGAAATATCAGTATATGTTAGGACAACTACGTACATACCAGTACATGAGTCAGGAAATATCCAGCCTGCTAGAAAAAAAGGAGCAAAAAAATGACGGAACAGTTATTAGTATCAAACCCCAAGGAAGTCCCAAAACGTAGGGATGCTCTTCAGGAAAAATACGATCAAGAACCTAAAAAAAAAGAACAAGATCTAACATCTCAACACGCTAAATTACCTATACCTACTGGCTGGAGGATTTTAGTTTTACCTTTCAAGATGAAAGATAAAACTAAAGGAGGTATTCTTATAACTGATGACGTTGTAGAACGAGCTCAAGTGGCATCGACTTGTGGACTTGTATTAGAAGTTGGACCCGATGCGTATAAAGACAAGGAAAGATATCCTAAAGGACCCTGGTGTAAAAAGGGAACTTGGGTTGTTTTTGCACGTTACGCTGGATCCAGAATTAAAATAGATGGGGGTGAAGTTAGACTTTTGAACGATGATGAAGTTCTAGCGACCGTGGAGAACCCTGAAGATATATTCCACGATTATTAATCATAGGGAGGAACTATGCCAGAAGAAGAAAAAAAGACAGAAAATTTAATTGATGTCGGTGAAGCTGACGAAAAAGCAACCGAAATTGATTTAGATAAAAAAGCAGAAGGAGGAGAAGTAAAAGATGAAAAAACTACTCAAGACAGTGATAAGCCCGCTGACACACCTGAGAAATCTAGTGAGCAGTTGGATATTCGAGATAGCAAGGACGACCAAGAACAAGATAAGAAGGAAGAAGTAAAAGAACCAGAACAAAAGAAAGAAATGGAAGAGTATAGTGATGGCGTTAAAAAACGTATTGCTAAACTTACCAGAAAAATGCGTGAAGCAGAGCGACAAAAAGAAGAAGCTGTTACTTATGCTAAACGTGTGATGAGAGAACGAGATGAATTGACTCACACGGCTGTTACTTTAGATAGAGACTATGCCGTGGAAATGGAGAATAGAATCAAATCATCTTTAGCAGCGGCTCAAGCTAAATTAGGCGCTTCGAGAGAAGCAGACGATAAAAAAGCTGAAGTTGAAGCTTTAACGGCTATCTCACAACTAGGATATGAACAAGGGAAACTTGCAGAAATCAAAAGCAGACAAAAAATGGAAGAAACTGCTAAAGAAAATACAAGGAAGCAAGGACCTGCGGCTCAGTATCCAACTCAACCAACCCCGTCACCAGACCCAAAAGCAGAGGACTGGGCGGAAAATAATGAATGGTTTGGTAAAGATAATGCCATGACCTACACAGCTTTTGATCTACATAGAAAGCTTACCGAAGAAGAGGGATATGATCCAAAATCAGATTCTTATTATCAAGAGATTGATAAGAGAATAAGACTTGAATTCCCCCAGAAATTTGGTAAGACTGTAGAAAGAACGATTAGTAAACCTACACAAAACGTTGCTTCTGCAACGCGTAGTACAAAGACTGGTCGCAAAAGTGTGAAACTCACACCTTCACAAGTAGCAATCGCTAAAAAATTGCGTGTGCCACTAGAAGAGTATGCAAGACAACTAAGACTCACGGAGGGAGAATAGCATATGAAAAACGAAGATAAAAAAACTTCCCGTGCGAGCCAAACAAGAGAAAAAACAAAGCGTAAGCAAGTTTGGACTCCACCATCGTACTTAGATACACCCAACGCGCCAACTGGATTCAGACACAGATGGGTCAGGGTAGAAATTCTAGGATACGTCGACTCTAAGAATATTCAAGGCAGATTAAGATCTGGTTATGAATTAGTAAGAGCTGACCAATATCCAGAGGAGGACTTCCCAGTAATATCAGATGGCAAGTATGCCGGGGTGATCGGGCACGGAGGCCTTGTGCTGACAAGGGTACCTGAAGAAATCGCGCGTCAACGATCTAAATATTTTAGTAAATTAGGTCAAGATCAAATGGACGCAGTAGATAACGATTTAATGAAGGAGCAGCATAAGAGTATGCCGATCAATATTGATCGACAGTCTCGTACAACCTTCGGTGGTAGGAAACGTTAATTTTTAACAATTCAACCAACGAAATTTATATAAACCGTAAATAGCGAGAGCTATTTACAAGGAGAACTAAACATGGCAAATCAAGACGCTCCATTTGGCTTTAGAGCAATTGGCGGAATGGGATCTAGCTATGAAACACAAGGTACTTCACAGTACCAAATCGCGGACAATTCAACGTCCCCGATTTATCAAGGTGACCTATGCATGATGGGAAATAGCGCTTCAAGCGCAACCGATGCAAATGGTGTCGCTGTAGCAGTAGGATTTATTTCCTGCTCTGCTGTAGCTGAAGATACTTTGAACTTTGGTGTTTTCAACGGCTGTTTCTATACTGATCCAACCACTGCTAAACCAACATGGAAAAACTACTATCCCGGCGCGGTTAATATCACGACTGGGACAATAGACGCGTTTGTGTTTGACAACCCTCAACAATTATATGAGGTTCAAACCGCTGGAAGCTTGGCTCAAACAGATATGGGTAATTTGATAGATACAAATACTTATGTCGCTGGGTCTGCTATTAATGGTCAATCCAAGGAAGAAATTTCTGGAACGGTCGTAGGTAGCGGAGCAACTGGACAATGGAGACTTATCCGTGGTTCAAATGATCCAAGTAACAACGATAAAAGTTCTGCGAACAGCAACTGGATAGTTAGATTGAATGAGTCAATTTACTATAACGGTGCGGTTCTAACATAATAGGAGCATAGACAATGGCAATATCACGTAATCAGCTAGTTAAAGAACTAGAACCAGGTCTAAATGCACTATTTGGACTTGAATACAAACAATACGAAAATCAGTCGGCGGAAATATACACGACTGAATCATCTGACAGAGCTTTTGAAGAAGAAGTTATGTTGTCAGGTTTCGCAAATGCATCAGTTAAACCAGAAGGATCTGGGGTAACTTATGACGATGCGCAAGAAACTTTCACAGCAAGATATACGAACGAGACAATTGCTCTCGCTTTCGCAATCACTGAGGAAGCTATTGAAGATAACCTGTATGACAAACTTGCTTCTCGTTATACAAAAGCACTAGCAAGATCGATGGCAAACACTAAACAAGTGAAATCTGTTTATCCTTTAATTCAAGGTTTACCGACTACGGATAACTTTGATTCAGGTGACGCAGTTTCATTATTTAGTACATCTCACCCTACGATAGCGGGAGTATTTTCTAATACACTTGCTACTCAAGCGGACTTAAACGAAACATCGTTAGAGCAAGCGTTAATTGATATCGCTGCAATGACTGACGAACGTGGTTTAAAAATCGCTGCTAAAGGTGTGAAGATGATTATTCCATCTGCTGGTCAGTTCACTGCTGAGAGATTGATGAAATCTCAAGGTAGAACAGCAACTGCTGATAATGATATCAATGCAATCAAATCTATGGGAATGATTCCTCAAGGTTATAGAGTGAATAACTACCTAACAGATACAGATGCTTGGTATATAGTTACAGATGTACCTAATGGTATGAAGCACTTCGATAGAGCCCCTCTTACAACTAAGATGGAAGGCGATTTCGATACTGGCAACGTTAGATACAAAGCTAGAGCAAGATACGTTTTTGGCGTATCAGACCCTAGAGGTATCTTCGGTGTCGAAGGTGCGTAATACTACGTAAAGAAAATTAATGGGGCGGCCTCAAAACCGCCCCATTTTGATTATAAAGACAGAAATTCACTATGAAAAACTTCCGAATACAGATTCGATACCATGGCTATTATGCTGACTTCGTTATTAATGCTGAAGATACGGCTGAATCTATTGAACAATCTATCCTTGACAAACTGGGAAAAAATGAGGTAAAGTTCGAATCTGATGGATTTACCAGTAAAAAAGGTAAATGGATAACCTATGAGGAGGTTAGTAATGACCGAAGACCTATACAATACAAAGAGGTCCTTGGAGCTAGAGTGGCAACAGGAGCACCTGAAGTCAGGGAAGCATAATATCCGAATGATAGAAATCAATAGAAAAATTCAGGATATTATTAAAGAGATCGTCGCTCAAGAATTTGTCGAAGATACTCGTAAGACAAAAATAGCCGAAGCCAAGGCCGAAGTTTCGATAGCCACTTAAGCGCTATCAAAAATCAACTTTTTACCACAGGATACCTTGCGCTATACGCAAATCTGCGTTATAGATTAATTACTATACATTAAATTAAGAACGTAGACGAGTATAGCGACGACCTAGAGACTACGTTCGCATAATCTAGGAGGATTATAATTATGGGTACAACTACATTTTCCGGACCAGTAAAAGCCGGAACAATAAGAGAAGGAGCATCCGCTAATGTTGGTACATTAGTATGCGCTCAGTCAGCAGCAATTACAGAAGCTGCCAGTGAAGCAA